CCTATCGACGATGCCGCCGCCGAGCGCGTTGTCCGTACCCATCGGGGTCGTGGGGTTGAGCGCCGTGCCGTCGGGACCAGCAGGAATGCCCTGGCCCGAGAACGCACCTGAACCGAAGCCCAGACCGCCTCCGCCGCCCCCGCCGAAGCCCCAGGTGAACTGGTAGGCGAAGGCAGGCACCTTGAGACCCGGACGCGGAGGCGTGTAGGCCAGCAGGACCTCGATGTTCCAGAGGTACTGCAGCGCCAGGACCTGGCCGGGGTTGTTGGTTGCGATGCCGAAGCCGGGGACCACCACGTTGTTCAGGCTGAGCAGCGACGCCACCAGATCCGGAGTCAGCACGGCACGTTCGACGTACTGGATCCGGTTGATGAGGTCCTGGCAGTCCTCGAGTGCCGACATGACCTTGTAGGGGATGATCGCCTGGTTGATCGACAGGAAGGACAGCTTGTGGACCTGCCGCACAGCCGTACGGATGTCCCGGATCGGCGTGGCGTTGGAGTAGCTGTCCCACTGTGGCCCGTAGCCAGTCGTGGTACCGGGAACGGCCGTCAGCGCCGAGTTGAAGCTCGCCGCAGTCGTGACCGTGTTGTAGATCCGGTACTCCTTGCCCAGCGCGATCCGCGAGGCCAGCATCTCGGCGCCGTCGACATCGGGGCTCAGGGGCGAGTCCGCGTTCTGCCGCTCTTCGTCCGTGACCGCGATCTGGAGGGCGTGCTCCTGCGCGTAGTAGCTACCGACGCTGACCGTGAGGCCAGGAACTTCGTTAGCCTCAGTGCCAGGTGCACGAGCGTCATCCAGAGCAGGGTACCACCCCTCACGTCCCTGGAAGATGTAGTACTTGTCCGACTGCTTGTTGACCGGAACCGAAGGGAACAGGACATTGCCGACCAGCCCTTCGTTCGGCCAAGCAACCGAGATCTGAGTGAGGACAATGTCGATGTGGACATTGCCAGATCCAGTTGGTGCGTAGACTGCCACCTAGCTCCTCCTCCCTAAATCCTTGTACCCGGGTCGGCCAGCGCGATGTCGAACAGGTCGCCAGCCGCAGCGTTCGCACCGAACGTCGGAAGTGGACTGCCAGGAAGCGACAGAGCGACACCGACGAGCGCGAAGCCCTGGAAGGTCGTAACGCTCGTCACGAACTTGACCGAGCCAGCGACCGTGCTTGACGGAACGACGTAGCCGCCGATAACGGGCGTACCCGTACCGTCCCAGATGACCTTGGTGTCGCCCTCGATAGCGACGTTGATGAACGCCTTGCCCGTGTTGGTCTTGGCTGCGTCGAGTGCCTCCTGGCAGACACCGACGATCCCGGTGCTACCGGCACCAGCAGTACCCGCGGAAGTCGGCGTGATCTGAACCGCTGCGGGAACCAACCCGACGGCTGCGACCTGCGACACGACCATGAACGGGACGTACGCGACGCTGCCGCCCGTAGCGAGGAAGGCCTTGGAGATGACATGATCCATACCCGGCATCGGTTACTCCTCCTTCCCTGCGTAGCTGTCCTGGCGGTAGCTGTCGTACAGGTCGGGGTTCTGCCGCACGATGCCACGGACCGCGTCGGTGTACGAAAGCTGCCTACCGGTCGTCTTGAAGTGCGCTGCCTGAGCCGCAACGACCATCTCGCCGAGTTGCTGAGTGGCGTTCTTCTCGGTCTGCGAGCCCATCCTGCCACGCTCACCAAGCTCGACAAAGCCGACCTTGGTAAGCTGCTCGAGCGACCCGACAAACGCTTCGGACATCTTGATCGGGTCGCCAGCAACGGTACCTTCCGCGATGGCGTCGATCACTGCAGGAGGGAGGACGTACTTCCGGCCTTCCTGCGTAGCGGTCAGACCGGCGAGCCGCGCCCTGGTCTCAGAGAGCTGTCGTGCGCGATCTGCGGTTGCCGCCGCAGCCTCGGCCTTGGTGACACGCTCACTGAGTTCCTTGAACACAGGGTGCTCGGAGAGGAGCTTCGTAAGCGCGTCTTCGGTGACACCCGAAGGGGGTGTCAGTGGTGCCGGAATCGGAGGAGTCGGTGCTGGCGGCGCAGGTGATTCGGAAAGCTTCTTGATAGCGGCGACAACTTCGTCGTCAGAAGCTCCCTCACCCAGCTTGAGCATCGCCCTCAGGGCCTTGGGGTCCAACGTGCCTCCCGTCAACTGAGTGGTAGTGGTGATTTCAGACAGGTTGACGGGAAGCAGATCCTTCAGGAAAGGCCTGTTGGTTAGCGCTCCGCCAAACAGTACGTCTTCATACTTCGTGCCAGACGGGTCAGTCCACTCGTCGTCAAACTCAGGACTGAAGTAGCGGTACTCACCCGCCTTGATCGACTCGGCAGCCGGCTTGGTCCAGTCGACGTTGAGGTAAAGACCATCCGGTCGTACTTCCGCGTCGCGAACCCATCCCGCTGCCTTGCCGTCCTGTGCCTTGTGGTCGTAGTCGATGTCGGGGTCGATACCTCGCACGCGGTTCTTGACGCTCGCCGCGAAGCGCTGGATCCGCTCAGGCGTGAAGTCCATCTTGCCGTAGACCGGATGCTCGTACGTCCCTACGGGCAGGGCTTGGATCCAAGAGGTTCCACCTGCCTCGAAGAGCTTCTGACTGACATCGACCCAGTAGCCGTAGCGACTCACTTACCGCCGCCTCTCCTGGTCGCCTTCTTCGTAGCTGCCGTCTTCTTACCAGCAGCAGTCTTCTTGGCCACGGGAACCTTCTTGAGGTTCGGGTTAGCTGCCTTCGCTGCAGGAGAAGCGTTCCGTGTAGCCGCCGCGACTATAGCCGCACCAGCTCTCGGAGACACACCTGCAGACTTGGCAGCGGAAGCCGCAGCCGCCTGGAACCCCATACCCTTCTTGGCTGGTGCCTTCCTCTTAGGCGGCACTCGCTTCCCTCCTCCCATGACGGTGTCCACGTGTACGTTCCCAGAACCGCTGGGGCTGTATACGGACATCTGGTCTCCCGGTTCTAAGACGATTATATAGTATGTCCTCATAGGTAAGCTACCCGAAGTGTTACAACCCCCTATAGCTAGCCTAGATCGCTTGCACCTTCATAACAACCGGTGCACCTATCGCTGCTGTAGGCGTCGTACTTGTCACTCCTGCAGCCTTGATCGTTATCGTTCCCGCGGCCGCCGCACCCAGTAGATCGAACTGGTAGGTGTTTCCTGGTGTCAAACCGGTAACCACGAACTCTAGTGGAGCATCCAATTGCACGTTCAACGAGGACACTTCCATCGTGATAACGTTCCCTATGACGGGCGAGACAGTGCCATGCGCAGCTAGAGCATAAGAGTAGTTCTGTGTCGATGGTGGTGCTGACAAGAACGATGCAGTTACCAGCACCTTACCAGACGCAGGAGCGACAAACGTGTTGGTGGTGATGTTCGTACTGTCAAAAGCAGCCAGGGTAGTGGATGTGACTCCGGGACTTGCCGGAGAGACTGGAGCGTACACGTGCGGAGCACATATAAACTGACCAGAGACCACAGGTAGGTCGGTAGCAGCCAATACATCCCACGCACTCGCCTCAGTCGACCCTGTCGCGAAAGGCAACTTCCGCGCTGCAGGTGTACCCGACGGCTGGAGCATATACGCCTGGTAAGTAGCAGCGTTCTGAACGGGAGTCAGAGTTGACAGGTTCTGTATAGAACCGCCAGCGGTCAGAAGTGAAAATGTCCACGTCGTTATGCCTGCAGCGCCGACACTGAACAGGTTGATAGTGTAAGCCCAACCCGAAGGGGACAAGCCACTATCTGTCGGAACCAGACTTACGCTAGGTACCGAACCGTCCTCGTTGAAATTAACTTGTACGTGCGCAGGTGCTGCGAGGATTTGTCCAGTAAGAATGGACGTCGGGAAGATCTCCGCCCAGCCCTGCTTGAGCTGCGTCTGCGTGGCATCCTTAACGTCCAAGTTCACCTGGACGTTAGTAATAGGCATTACTGGCCCCTCCTTCCGGAAGTGCCTGAACTATCTCCATTACCCGTAGACGGTGCAGTCGTACCTGGAGGCGACTGGCGCGGAGGGCCTGCTACTGGAGCAGTAGGTGCAGGAGGGATCTGTTGCGGAGCCACTTCGTGACCAGGACCAGGAAGCTCGGAAGGCTGCGGACGCACTTCCTGTGGGTTATCACCACGACCAGGAACCACAACCCGAGCAGTGTTAGCTTCTGCAGGCGGAAGACCCATCTCATCACGCAAGTGATCCTCTAGAGCCTGGTCAGGAATGATAACTCCTGCGCCAACGTAGTTCCTGATAGTGAAGCTGGCAGTACGCCAATCCTCCTGCTCGCCGATCCTCTTGACGACAAGCTTGGGATAACGTACACCTGCCCAGTTCATGTCGACGAGTTGCGGGATCAGATACGAGTTGATTGAATCCGTAACGATATCCGCAGTAAACCTGGTCGCCTTGAGAAACAGCGTCTGGTCCTGCTCGTCGGTCTTCTGGTGCGTATTCAGGAACTGACCGAGGATCTGCTTCTCGATCTGCTCATC